TATAATGAAGGTCATAAAATTCGCAGTACCTAATCAAGACGATATATGGATTGATTTCAGACACAACATACCTAGAATAGATTATGCAGATAAGGACTGGTCATCTATGAAAGGTAAGATAGTGTTCATAGGTACAACATTTAAAGGTTCTACTTTTGTTCTCACACCTGATGGTTTAAAAAACACACACGAAATCATGGCATTGTCAACAGAAACTTTGCTATCAGGTAAGTTTATAACAAGACCTAATTGGGCATTATATACAGAATTCGCAGTAATGATTGTAGGCATGATGATGTTCTTACTATTAATACCTAGGTTAGGTATACTACTGTCACTTGTGCCTTTCATAATATACAATGCTTTCATCATCTTGTCAAGCTTTTATTTGTTCAGTAAATATTTGTACTTGACAAACTGGTCTTATCCTGTTATAATGGGTTTCATAGTTTTCTCACATTTGATATACAATAATTTTGTAAGAGAGAATAGATTGAAGTTGCAGATAAAGAAACAGTTTGAGCATTACCTTGCACCTGCCATGGTCAAGAAGTTGCAAGACAATCCTAGTCTATTGAAACTAGGTGGTGAAACGAGAGAGTTGACTTTTCTATTTTGTGACATAAGAGGTTTTACACCTATTTCAGAAAAATATAAATCAGACCCACAAGGTTTGACTAAACTTATCAACTCATTTCTAACACCTATGACAGATATCATATTGAGATCAGGTGGCACGATAGATAAGTACATGGGCGATTGTATCATGGCATTTTGGAATGCGCCATTAGATTGTCCTGAACATCAAAAGAAAGCGATACTAGTTGCTAAAACTATGAGAGAGAAAATGAAGAAGTTAGACCTAGGTTTTAACATAGGTATCGGTATCAATAGTGGTACGGCAGTCGTAGGTAATATGGGAAGTGAACAAAGATTTGACTATTCTGTATTAGGTGACGCAGTAAATCTGGCAAGTAGATTAGAGGGTCAAAGTAAGGAGTTTAATACAACGATTGTGATAGGCGAAGACACATATAACGCAGTAGAAGAATTACATAAGAGAATGTACAAATTAGGCACAGTTACCGTTAAGGGTAAATCAAATAAGGTTAAGATATACTCAATAAAATGATATAAATAGTAGCATGGCAACGGTATTTGATAAGATATTAGATAAGACAACAGGTCCTAAATCATATGACTGGTACAGAAAACAAGTACAGTCTATGACTACACCTGGTGCTAGAAGTCTAATTAGATCAGGCAAGGCGACTTTAAGACCCAAATATGGTATAATGAATCTATTTGGTTATGACCCTAAACACAAGGCGACACTACCTTACTATGATGTTTTTCCGTTAATATTTCCTCTTGAACCAGCAAAAGGTGGTTTCATAGGATTAAACTTTCATTATCTTAAACCTGGTGCAAGAGCAGCGTTTTTGAGAAGTTTAGCAAATACTACAACAGATAAGAAATTTGATAAGAAGACGAGATATAATATTAATTGGCGAAACAATGCGTTTATGAGAAAAACAGCAAAACATTATTTGTTCAATCATGTGAGAACATCATTCTTGAACATAACGGCAGAAGAAATGGCGATTGCAATATTTCTACCTGTCGCAAGATTTAAAAAAGGAAGTCCGTACTAATGGCGATATTTAGAGCAGGTAAAAGAGTAGGTCCTTTTGACATACGAGGTGGTATATCAAGAGGTGATTTTAAGTCTAGTGCTTATCATAAGACAGATAGGGATCCTAGATTTAAAATGCAGGCAAATGTTGACAACACTATCGGTCGTTTCAGATCAGCGATGGCTTCAGCAGAAGGTTACGCTAGACCATCAAGATATGCTATAAGAGTATTTCCGCCTGTTAATTTAAAAGATCAAATTCAAAATAGTCAATTTGCAACATATAATAATGGAGAAGTTTCAACATCAAAATATAAAACCCAAAGAACAAGAGATCGTATGGGAGGTTTTGAGGTTGATGGTAAATACATGAATGATTTAAATGTATCATATGGTAGATCGATAAACATTCATTGCGATTCAATTTCAATGCCTGGTAAAGACTTACAAACGCAAGAAGTTCAATACGGATCAGAACCAACAAGAAGTATGGTTCAAACTCATGCCTTTGCAGGTACAATAGAGGCGTCTTTTTATGCAGATAAATATTTGAGAGAAAGACAATTCTTTGAATCATGGCAAAAAATGTGTGTGGGTGAACATACACATAAAGCAAAATACTATGATGATTACATTGGTAAAATGCATATATACCAATTAGGATCAGATACAGAAGTTAATAGAGATATGCCAACTTATGCAGTTGAGGCAATGGAAGTATATCCTGCCACACTAGGTCAAATAGAATACGGATACGGTAAAACAAACGATCTTGTAAGAGTGACAGTTGGATTTGCATATAAGTATTGGCGTAATATGGGATCAACAACACAAGGTTTATCATTTGGTAGACATACACAAGCGCCAGCAGATGTTAAAGCAAGAGATAGAGGACTATACGGTATGTTACCACCTGAATTACAAAGAATAGGAAGAGATGTATTCAGTCAAGGAAGAACAGTACTGAATCCAATAGGAAGAATATTCGGAGGGAAAGTTTTCCCACCATTTACATAATTTTATATAATAAAGGAGGATAAATTATGGCACTACCTAAACTGACAACTCCAACATATGAGTTGGAAATACCATCAACGGATGAAAAGATTAAGTATCGACCGTTTTTAGTAAAAGAAGAAAAGATACTTATGATGGCGATGGAAACTAAAAAAGAAAGTGACATTGTTCAAGCAGTAAGAGATATTGTGAATGAGTGTACTTTCAATAAGATAAATTTAAATACAATGCCTATGTTTGATGTTGAGTATATATTTTTAAATATAAGATCAAAGTCTGTGGGTGAGGTTTCTAAATTGAAACTATTATGTCCAGATGATAAAAAGACTTATGCTGACATAGAGTTAGATTTAAATGAGGTCAAAGTTCAAGTTGGTGAAGATCATACTAACAAGATTGAATTAGATAATGGTATGGGTATAATTATGACCTATCCTACTATCAGTTCTTTTGCAGATAGTGGTATAAGAGATATTAATGCTAGCAATATGTTAGATGTTATTAGTTCTTGTATTTTACAGATATATGAGAAGAACGGTGAGAAGACTTATGATCCTAAAGATCAGACTAAAAAAGAGTTAAGGGAGTTTATTGAACAATTGAATACTAAACAATTTAGAGAAGTGCAGAAGTTTTTTGAAACTATGCCTAAATTGAAACATGATATTACGATAAAGAATCCTAAGACTAAAAAAGAGAGTAAGATAACATTGACAGGACTCAACGATTTTTTCGGGTAGCCCTTTCACATGATAGTTTAGAGAATTACTATACAACTAACTTTTCTCTAATGCAACATCATAACTATTCTCTCGCTGATTTAGAGAATATGCTACCTTGGGAAAGGGAGATATATGTGGATATGTTAATCACATATATTAAGGAAGAAAACGAGAAGGCAAAAAGAAAGCAACAACAAGGAAAATAACATGGACTTTAATAACGATGGTAAGATAAGTTTTTGGGAGATGTTCCCATATTGGTTTGATAAGTTAAGAGTATTCCCTAGAGTATTCATAACTGTATATATTATAATGTTCTGGCGAGTGACAGAATGGTTTATGGCACTAGCAGAACCTAACAACGCACAGGCAGGTCTAGTATCTGTTGTAGTAGGTGCTGGGGCAGCATGGTTTGGGTTATACTGTAATTCATCTAAAACTAGTGGCACACCACCAAAGGCAAGTAAAAGAAAAGTATTAAAAGAAGAACAAATAGGATAACATGATAAGTAGTTTAGCAACAACATTTTTTCCGACATTCGGTTCATCATTTACATCTGAATCAAAAGCGTTAGCTTCACCTGCTAATGAAACTGTTAAAGCTATTGAGGAAGTAAAATCACCTTTGATTGAAATGAGTGAGTTCTTTGCAGGTATTGACTCTGGTATCATAAAACTTGTTAATATTGCTAAACAAAGTTTAGGACTTGATAAAGAGAGTCTTCGACTAGAGAGTCAAATTGCAGATATCATGGCGTCTGATCTTGCGTTAGAGGAAAAAGAAAAATTAGCCGCAGATTTAAGAGGTAGGGATGCTAATCTAGCAGGTGAAGATACAGACGAAGAAACAGGTGAGAGACCAGAGAAGATAGATTTTATAGAGAGTTTGAAAAAGGCATTTGATGATCTAACAGGCAATCAAACTTTAGGTGAGTTAGGTAAGATATTCTTATTTGCCACAGGTGCCCTAGCAATTGCTAGAATAGGTGAGAAATTTAATAAAGAAATTGAAGGTGTACTAGAATATATTAATGAAAAAGTAATACCAGGATTTAAAGAGTTAGATGAAGATATACGAGATAGTTCAACAGGTTATCTAGGACTTGGTGGTGCTATTAGTGCTTCATTTTATAGAGTTATAGGTGCCTTTGGTAGACTTGCTAAAAGTGCCAGTGTAATATCATTTAAATTTATTGATGATATAATATTTAAATTTAGAAAGTCTTTAACATTTGATCCTTCTAAAATTACCTCTGCTACACAAATAATTAAATCTTTGACAGGACCAACATCATTCTTAGGAAAGATAGGAGCATTCTTCGGTAAGATTTTTAATGCTTTAAAATCAACTGCCTTGTTTATTGCTAGATTTCCAGGCATAGCACAGATATTAGGAATGACTGGTGCAGTTGCTAAGTTTTTAGGACCTATTGGTCTTATCATACAAGGAATTGTGGGTACAGTAAATGGTTTAATAAACGCAGTTAATATACTAAAAGAAGGTGGAAGTGTCATAGACGCTCTTGGTGGTTTCATTGAAGGATTTTTTGATGCCGTTATCGGTGCGACAGCGAATTTACTTGCAGATATAGTAGGATTTATTACCAAGAAACTAGGTATGGAAACATTAGGACAAAAGATAATGGACCTAGATTTCTCACTAGATAGTATAATGACAGGAATACAAAATGCTTTATACAAAGTTATGAATTCATTTATTAAATTGTATAACATAATAGCACCTAAATCACTAGAGATAGATTTATTTGAGATGAAACAAAGTAAAGTTTCAAAAGAGAGAGAGGCAGTGAAGGCAGCAACCTCAGTAGAACAACTTGAAGCTAACAAGACTATCAATGATAACAAAGAGTTCTTTAGTAGTGAAGTTGAGAACAAAGATTTAGTTATCAATAATAAAGAAACTAACTCTATGGCAATAAAAACTGAAATGCTAAAATCAACAGTAAATGCTACTGAACAATTGCCGCCAAGTCAAAAAGGTAATAATGTTTACATGGATAACAAACAAGTCACAGGTGGTACAACAGTAAATAACACTAAAAACATTGCTAGTAGTTTAAGAGTTGACCATACAGATAAATCAACTAAAGAATTAAATACTGTTTATGGTTACATGACAGCATAATATATTAAAAAGGAGATAATTATGGATATGGACGCAATAATGATTATATCAAAACTATGGCCGATCTTTGTGGCATTTATATTGTTGATAGTCACATTAGCACAAGCACATTACAGAATAAAAGTATTAGAGGAAAAAGTAAAAGTTGCCTTTGAATTGATTAATAAATTGAGTGGCAAGTGATAGAGAAGATATATTATAGAATACTTGAATTTCTAGTGTTAGCAATAATGTTTACACTATTTGCTTTGTATGTTATATACATATGCATAGAGGCACTTATCCTTTCTGTCGTAGATGTTTTTCGGTCCATATGTCGAAGATAATATTTCTATCATCACACCATTTACGAGCAGACGCAAACTTATCACGATTCATCTGATAGGTTTTCATTTCATACAATACAGTTGACTTCTTCTTGCCTTTGCCACCTACAGGTGGTCGCAGGTCTTTCGTAGGTTTTACTTCTATTAGATGAGTTTTTAGTTTGCCGTCTTTAGTTTTGACCTTGATTAGAAAGTCAGGAAAGTATCTACGCACCCTTTTAGTTGCAGTATCATAGTAAGGTATAATTACTTCTTCACTTGCCCATGCTATTACGCTAGGGTTTACATCAAAATATTTCATACACCTTCTCTCCCACATAGAGCGATATACTATGTTGGTGCCATCGCCTATGTATTTGCTGGGGTTCTGAGGTGTAAATTTACCTTTGTATTTTTGTGATCTTTCATTCATAACATATAAATAGTAATATAACTATTTAGAAGGAAATTATGTCAATAGTAAATGCATTAAGCAAATTAAAATCAAATCTATTCGGTGGACCTGGTAATACAGGTTTTTCTAAACCACCACCATCAAAAGTACAAGATATAGGCATGACGCCTACTGCCGTGCTTGATAGTGATCCTTTGAGATTTGGTACATATCAGTTTCCTAAAGATGTATTTGAGAACGATCAACTTGGTCATTACATGGTGTTCTATGTCAACGAACAGAAAAGAACAAAGTTTGATTATGGTGCCCCTAACGCAATAGGGGTTGATAAGTTTGATAATCCAATCTTTGCAAACGGAACAGGTTTAATTTCAGAAGACAGAAGACTTGATGGAAAAAGATATAAAACAACAGGTAGAAGCGTATCTAGCGATGGCACAAATCTACAATTTAGTGATAGAAATAGAAGAGCAAAGACAGGTATTGATAGTAAAAGACAAACTACTAGAAGAATAACAGACTCAATCGCATTATACTTACCACCAAGTGTGAGAGATACAACAACTGCTCAGTATGAAGATATGCCAACAGGTGTAATGGGACAGTTTGCTGGTAGAGGATTAGATTTTTCAGC